GGGCGTTGCCAAGATTTTGGAGCGCAAAGAGAAGATGCTCTCTATCGCCATGGAATACGAGGCACAGGCCGCCGCTCCGCTGGAGGAGCTGGCAAAGCAGTAACAGGAAATGGGGGGCACCGCGCTCCCCATTTTTTAAAATGACACCCCAAGAGCCGGAGTGAAGCGATGGCGATTGGTCGGTGGAATTTATGCACAGCGCAAAAGGAGGCACCAATATGAAAATTGCAGAAGTAATCGCACGGCTGGACAGTCTGAAGCACAACACCTTCGGTGTGGAGGAAAAGGTGGCATGGCTGTCCAAGGTGGACGCAATGATCAAAAAGCACATCATCGACACCCATGAAGGAGCGGAGAAGGTCATCTTCAACGGGTACACTCCGGACAAAGATATGCAGACCGAACTGCTGGCACCGGAGCCTTTTGACGAACTATATCTGCGCTATATGGAGGCGCAGGTGGACTACCACAACGCCGAGTACGACGGCTACAATCAGGCAATCCTGATGTTCAAAGCGGAATACAACGGTTATGAACGCTGGTATAACCGAACCCATATGCCCATTGGGGGCAAAATGAAATACTTCTAGGGGGGGAAACCATGATTGATTATCCGACGCTGAATCACAGACCCGTCAGCAGGGAAATGCTGGATGTGTTCAAGGGCTACAATAAGGAGCTTCGCATCGATGAGGGTGAGTTCCGGGACATGGAAAACCTGTCCAGCGACGGCTATCCGGTACTGTCGGTGCGGAAGAAAAGAGGGTTCGTATCTTCTGGCGTAGATATCAATGCGGTGGCTTATGACCATGGAAATGGCCTGATTTACACGGATTACGGCTGTATGGTTACTCCTGACGGAACAATCCCAGGCTTTTACCAGCCGGAGGAGCATCATAAGCAACAGCTGGTTTTTATGGGCCGTTATCTCATCTTGTTGCCTGAAATGCGCTGGGCTGATACGCATCTGGGCGGTTTGGTCGAGGAGGCATATGAGTACGGAGATATCGATGCTCTGTGGGAGACCGACAGCAAAAAAGTGACCTTTGAGCTATGCCGGGAGGATGGGACGGTGTACAGTGGCGCTACCGTTTCGGATACTCAGCCGGAATCGCCGCAAGACAAGGCGTTGTGGCTGGATACGTCCGGTAAGCCTTACAGTCTGAAGCAGTATTCGACGGCGATGGATCAGTGGGTGAGCATCACTTCTACTTACATCCGTATCAGCGCAGAGGAGCTGGATGTGGTGGCGCTGAAGCAGTATGACGGAGTGACGATATCCGGCATCAAAAACGAAAAGCTTCAGGACTTGAATGGGTCTGCGGTGGTTTGGACGAGGGGGCAGGGCAGCGGTCACGTCAACTATATTGTGGTGTCCGGGCTTATCGATGAGACGGTCGTGCAGGATTGCGCCACGGAAGGGAAAATCACCATAGAGCGTAAGGCACCGAAGATGGACTTCATGGTGGAGGCCGGGAACCGGCTCTGGGGCTGCCGCTATGGGACGAATCATGCCGGCGAATTCGTCAATGAGATTTATGCATCTAAGCTGGGGGATTTCAAAAACTGGAGCTGCTTCATGGGCATCGCCACGGACAGCTGGGTTGGCTCGCTAGGATCGCAGGGGCCATTTACCGGTGCAGCGAATATTGGTGGATGTCCGGTATTTTACAAAGAGAACATGAAACACAAGGTGTGGATTAGCAACACCGGTGCTCATCAGATAAGTTCGACCCCCTGTCAGGGAGTGAAGTTCGGCTGCGACCGCAGCGTAGCGTCCGTAGATGGGGCGGTAATCTATAAATCCTCAAGAGGATTTTGTATCGATGATGGCGGATTGCCGGAGGAAATCAGGGATACGATTGATGCTGTAAAATATTCCGACGCAGTGGGATGTGTCCATGACGGCAAGTACTATGTTTCCATGATGGACGCACAGGGGAACTGGCATTTATTCGTTTATGATTTCAGGAGAAAGCTTTGGCACCGGGAGGATAGTTTACACGTCAGCGCTATGTGCTCTGACGGAGATGCTACGGTATATGCAGTCGATGCGGATACGAATCAAATTATTGACTTGTTGGGCAAACAGGGCACCCTTGAATCGGCCCCCGTCCACTGGATGGCGGAAACTGGTGAAATTGGGCTGGAAATGCCGGACAGGAAGTATATCCTCAGGTTGGATTTGCGGCTGTCCATGGAGGTTGGCGCAGAGCTGACTGTATACGTCCAGTACGACACGGAGCCGGAGTGGGTGGCGCTGGGCAGTATCCGGGGCACCAGCCTGCAGAGCTTTTCCCTTCCGCTACGGCTGCGTCGCTGTGACCATCTGCGTCTGCGCTTTGAGGGAGAGGGGGACATCAAGATCTACTCCATTACCAAGACCATTATGAAGGGGAGTGACCGGCGGTGATTGGAAGAATCGAATATCCCCATCTGCCGGAGGGTGTATCGCCGCAACTGAAAAACGAGTTGCGGAAACTGGTGGATCAGATAAACGTGGTGATTCAAGAGGTTGAACACCGCTTGGAGGAAAATAAGGAGGAATAACCATGGCAGGACAATATCAGTTTGGAAAGCAGAAAGAGCTGGACGAGTTGACCGACAGAATTCTGAATCGGGAGAAGTTCAGCTATGACCTGAACGGGGATGCTTTCTACAACCAGTACAAGGATAAATTCACTCAGCAGGGTAAGCTGGCCATGATGGACACTATGGGGCAGGCGGCAGCCCTCACCGGCGGCTACGGCAGCTCCTACGCTCAGCAGGTCGGGCAGCAGACCTATCAGGGATATTTGCAAGGACTCAATGACAAGGTGCCGGAGCTGTATCAGCTGGCACTGGACAACTACGACCGGCAGGGAGATGCGCTGACCCAGCAATACGGCCTACTGGCAGATTTGGACGCAAAGGATTACAGCCGTCATCGGGATGCGGTGGCAGATGCCCAGTGGCAGACGGGAAATAAGCAGTCTAAAAACCCCAGTGGCTCTGGGACGATTGCTCAGATTGGCGGCACTTTAGGGAATGTGACCGGTGGCGTAGCGGCCGGTGTCACAGCACAAACAGCGAAGAAAAATTCCGGACTGGGTGCTGGCATCATTAAAATGCTCCAGCGAATCATCGGCACCACAGAGGACGGTGTTTGGGACGAAAACGACAGCCGCGCTTGTGGCGGTAGAACGGCGCAGGACGCTTATCAGGCATATCAGAGAGGTCAGCTGCAAGCGTATTATCAGCCCGATAGGTTCACCGGAACGACTTACGATGCGGCGGTTACGCACATGAAAAAGCTTGGCGTTCCCGGGAATCAGGCGGCAGCGGTACTGTCGGAACGAGAATGGAAGGCGCAGAGAGCGGCGTATGAGGAAAGCGGCGAGGGCGTGGCAGAGGTCACGGATTACAGCAGCTATGTGGATTATCTGAATGCCTATATCCGCTGGGCACAGACCCACAAGGAAAGCGTAGCCACCAAGACATACGCCGGCTAGGGACAACAGGAGGTGCGGCATGAATTTTGCTGAGTGGAGCAAGGCACGGAAGAAAGAGGAAAAGAATAAAGGCCTGGGAAAGGCAGCAGAGCAGGTGGGAAAGGGTGCCCTAAAGGTTACCGGCGAAAGTGAGTTTGCCCGCTGGAGTCGGAAACAGCGGGAGGATACTCCGGCCAACTGGGGCAGCTCCAGCAATGATTTGATTAAGCAGATTCAGGAAACGGTGGGTGGCGGCTGGGTGGATGCCGCCACCATCGACAGCTATCGCAAGCGGGCAGCGGGACTGGCGAACCGATCGGCGGATATGCGTAGAAAGACCGCTGGCTATATGTCTGCGCAGGAGTCTATCGATTCCGTGGAGGCGGCGCTGGCCAGCGCCCAGAAGTATCTGGACGGCATGGGGGAGTACTACGGCCAGTGGGATTCCAAGGATGCTTACGACGAATATCAGGTGTGGAATGGCGTGGCAGATCCCAACTCCCAAAACTATGACAAGGATTTTAAGCAAAAAAGTCAGTATGTCAGCACAAAGAATGATGCGGCGTGGTGGGAGTTTTGGGATGATGAGCCCTACGATGACTACAAATATGAATATCTGAACACCCGAAACAGCGGATTGGTTGGCAATCAGCTTGCGGGCGCGACCGACTATATGTTTGACTATGAGTGGGGCGATTTTAATGAAATGACCGACCACGAGCTGGCAATCTACAACTACTACTATACTACAGCTGGCAAAGGCGTTGCGGATGAGTATTTGGATACAATTAAAGAACAATTGGCATACCGAAAGGGTGGAAAGATTGCGGCAGAATTTAAAGAAAGGCCGACGGCGGATAAGCTGGTATATGGTGCATCTGCTGGGTTGATGCAGTTTGTTGATGGAATGCGCAACTTTACTAATACTAAGGATGATTACATTCCGGTGTCTTCGACGCAAATTGCTTCCTCAATGATTCGTGAGGATCTGGAAGATGTGGGACCGAATCTGCCGGACTGGATGGGCGGCAGCTCCCTTGGGCAGATGGGATATGATGCGGCATCAACGGTTGCCAATATGGCACCTTCGATGGCCATAGGCTATATCAATCCGGCGGCAGGTGCGGTGCTGATGGGCGCGTCTTCAGCGGGTAACTCTTATCAGGAGCTGCTGAACGAGGGCTACACAAAAGAACAGGCTCGGGCCTATGGTACGCTCAATGGCATATCTGAGGCTGCGCTGCAGTATGCGCTGGGTGGCGTGAGCAAGCTGGGCGGCAAGGTGTCCGGCAATCTTATCAGCAAGACGGTAGGGCATGTGGACAACGCCATTGTGCGAGCCTCAATCAAGCTGGGCGGCAATATGCTCTCTGAGGGCGCGGAGGAAAGCGTGCAGGAGATGCTGACTCCACTGTTTAGAAGCATGGTCACCGGCGAGGATTATCAGGTACAGAGTGAGGACGTGATTTATGCCGGATTGATGGGCGCTGTGACTGCCGGTATTTTGGAGGGTGGAGGCACCATCTCCGGAGAGGTTGGGCTTTACAAGACCGGCAAGGCATTGCAGGCGGAGGGCGTGACTGCCCAGCAATTGGCTGAGGTGGGCAAGGGGCTGTCCGCGGAATCCGCTGCCTATCAGCTTGCAGGACGTGTTAATGAGAACACCGGAGCCTACACCATGGGGCGGCTTTACCTTGAAATTGGGGCGCAGTTGACTGCGGAAAATGTTGCCGATATCCAGAAAAGTCTGGAGCGCAAGGGCGTAAGGGCTAAGGATGCCAAGATTCTTGCGGAGGGCTTTGCGGCGGTGGCTGCCGGTGCTCAGTTGACGGATGCACAGATTTCCGCTATTGAGGCCAACGACATTCTGGCACAGACGGTGGTGGATGTGCTGCTGAATCCAAAGTCTACGGTAAGCCAGAGGACGGCAGGATTTAACACGGTGCAGTCGGCAATGCCGGAGGTGCAGAATACGGTCAGTGCCAAATTCAACAAAGTGCTTGCGAAGAACACAAAGACAGATAAAGTGGCGACAAGCAGTAAGGACACCAAGGTGGCTGCTGTGGATGCTCCGGAAACAGCCACAGAGGGGGTTGGAGCGATTCCAAAGGCTGTGGAGGATACTGCGGTCGGGGAAATAGCGGAGGCCTCTGAGAGCGTTTATGAGGCATCTGAGGATGGGAAAACACGGCTCAAGTCCTCCGGTCAGGCTGTGACCATTCAGAAAATCGCCAGTGTTAAGAATGGCAAGATGACGCTGCAGCTGGAGGATGGCAGCAAGGTAGACGCATCGGAGGTGGAATACGGGTCCGCGGATGACGCAATCGTCTATGAAACGGTGGCCAGCCTTGCCACCAATGCGGCGGCCGCCAACCTGATGCTCAGCACCTATAAGGGCAGTGGTGTGCCGGCGCAGGTGTTCGCCAAGGGTATGGAGGAGGCCTATCGCTACGGCTCCGTGGGAATGCCGGCAGAGCAGATGCTGGACCGGGGATCCTTCTTGGATGACCTGACGGACTACCAGCTCAACACCGGCTATGAGCTGGGCAAGATGTTCGGCGGCAGAAAAATCGCAAAGGAGCAGGGAAAGACAGTTGCGAAGACTGACACTGGCAGCAAGGTCAAAGCTGTACGCAAGAAGGGCAGAGTTAAGGGCTACGGCGTCAAAATGAAGGACTTGGGCAAGGCCTTCAACACTGCTCAGGAGCAGGCATACAGGATTCTGTGCCAGATTGCAGAGGTTACTGGTATCGATATCGTGCTGTTCCAGTCAAAGCCAGATGCCAATGGCAATCTGCGTGGTGGAATCATAGACGGCATCGACATGAACGATTCACAGGGTGCATTTTCGTGGAAAAATAATAAAATCTACATCGACATCAACGCCGGTGTGCTGAAAGCATCCGACTTGGGAGATGTAGCAAAATACTCCATGCTGCGAACATTTTCTCATGAATTTATCCATTTCCTCGAAAAGCACGATGCGCAGCAGTATAATGTGTTCAAAGATATCGTGTTTGATGTGATGCGACGCAATGGCGTTGACCCTGACGCACTGATTGAGGACTACATGAAACGGCACAAGGGCACTACCCGAGGTGCCGCAAGCTGTGAGGTAGTGGCGGAAGCCATGACGGACATCCTGCCGGAATCGAACTTTATTCAGGAGCTGGCCCAAAAGCACAAAAACATTTTCGAAAAGCTGCTGGACAGGCTGAAGGAGTTCGTGGCGGAAATCAAGGCGCACTTCAAGTCCATGGGCGGCAACCAGTCCAAGGAAGCCGCTGCAGTGAAGGACTATATGGGGGACGCTATCCAGTACGCAGAGGGGCTTGTGGAGGCTTTCGACCGGCTGGCGGTGTCGGCTGTGGAGAACTATCAGAAAGCAGCAACGGCACAAAAAAACACCGCCACTGAGGGCGGTGTGCAGATGCAGACACGCTCCGTTGACGGGAATCAAGTCGTGTGGATTGAGGCTAATATCCTCAAAGAAAATACAGGGCAGCCTGTCCATCAGTTTATTGCTGATTATATTGCCGAGCATATTGGTGAGGTGTACACAATCATCGAAAGCGGTCAAAAAGTATACATCGGTGAGGATTTGCCTGGAGAATATACGCAGTCGAAATATACACAGGCGTTGTTGAAGAAGAAATCCAGCGTTTTGAAGGCTAAGAACCGAGCCACCAGCAACCTTGGTGAAATGATTGAAATTGCAACAAATCGCCGGTGGGAGAAAACTCAACATACGCATTCAAAGGACGCAAAGTACGGTATGTACCGTTATGATACGCGCTTTGGGTTTCCGGTAAAAAATCATAAAGGGGAAACCGTAGGGGCCAATGTATATCGTGCGGAATTGTTAATCAGAAATGCGTCCGACGGCAAAAAATATCTGTATGACCTTGTAAGCATAAAAAAAGACACCGCCTCGTCTGGTTGGCTTACCCAAAGGGTTGCCAGTGCGGCAGGAAAAACTGCCGGACAGAAGGGCAATGTCTCTACAAACAGTATACGCAACAATAGCGGAAATGTCAACAACAATTCTTCCGAGGAACAGCATCAGGAGCGCACCAACACGCTGACGAACTGGGATGTGCTGGAGCAGGCGGCACAGATGCTTGAGGGGCAGAAGAAATTTAGGACCAAAAATCTAAACGGTAAGACAGACCTGAATGCATTGGAAAAAGAAAGAGCAGAGCTGCAGGAACGTTTGGCAAAGCAGAAGGAGCTTGGGAAGGAGGCTGCCGATACCGCTAAAATCAGGAAGCAAATCAAAGATATTGATATTGCTATTGAGGCGGCACGGGCTACACTGCAACTAACCGACGGACAGCGTTACGCGCTGAACGAATTTAATAGGCGGTTGAAAAACGTCAGAGAGTTGAGCGCCCAAAAGGCAGATCAGCAGAGAATCCTCGAGGAACAAAAATCTGGTGGTGCCGAAGCAATCGAAGTGAATCGTACCAAGAATCGAATCGATACCTTGAACCGGATGATTCGGAAGGGGACAGAAGAACTGCTGGACATCGAAAACAAAGCGGTCTTGAAACAGGTGCTGAATAAGGCTCGGACAGTAATCGAGAAAGAACAGGCAGCCCTCCGTCGCGAGGCGGTCGAGAAATACCGTGACCGGCGGAATGAAAATCAGAAGAAGACCGAGATGCGCCGGAAGATCCGCAAGACCATCCGTGACCTGAGTAAACTGCTGAACCACGGCACCAAGGAGCGGAACGTCAAGGAGGGCATGAAGGAGCTGGCGACCAAGACTATTGAGTCGGCGGAGGTGCTGTTCATCGACACCTATACCACCAATGACATGATCCGCAACGGCGTAGGCGTGGAGCTGACGGAAGCGGAAAGCAAGCTCCTGAATCAGTGCATGGATATCCTTGCACAGCTGGACAGCGCACCGGCGGTGGTGGATGCCGGGGGGATGAGCGAATGGAGCCGGACGGAGAAAAAGCTGGAGGACAAGCTGGCCCGTATGAAGAAGGAGCTGGAGGGTGTGTTCCAGCGAGAGCGGAAGCGGCTGGACGGCACCACCGTGACCACCATTCTGGGCAATCTGAGCGATGCCTACGGAGCGCTAAAGGATTCTGAGGACGGCTACATCAGTGGCGCCTATGACGAGAATGTGGATTCGTATCTAAAACAAATCCGGCAGGGGTTGGGTGCCACTCGCATCATGGATATGCGGCTGGATCAGCTGGAGGCACTGCACAAGGCCTACACTATGGTGATGACCACCGTCCGAAACGCCAACAAAGCGTTTGCGACTAATCTGAAGGAGAGCCGGCAGGAGCTGGCGCAGAATGTGGTGGGCGAGGTTCGGAAAGCCGGTGGCGTTCACGGGAAGTGGACGAATGGACAGCTGAAACGGGCCAGAAGATCGTGGAACAACGAAAAACCGGTATATGCCTTTGAACGGTTAGGCTCTGTCACCATGATGAAGCTCTACAACAATCTGCGCGGTGGCGAGGATGTATGGGCGAAGGATGTGGTGGAGGCCAGAGAGTTCTTCCTGAAAAACGCCAAGAAGTACGATTTCAATTCGTGGGACTTCAAAAAGCGGCACAAGTTCACCTCCAGCTCCGGCGTGGAATTTGACCTGGATCTGCAGCAGATCATGAGCATCTATGCCTACTCCAAGCGTGAGCAGGCACTGGACCATCTGCTGAAGGGTGGATTTGTATTTGACGCATCCACGGAAGTGGTGGTCGAGAAGGGTATCCGCAGGACGTACCGAATCGACAGCGCCACCGCCTATGGCCTGACACTGGAAACCTTTAGCGAGATTACCGGCAAGCTGACCGCAGAGCAGAAGGGCTTTGCTGATGCGATGCAGGAGTATCTTTCCAGTACCATGGGTGAAAAGGGTAATGAGGTTTCCATGCAACTGTATGGCGTGAAGCTGTTCAACGAGAAATTCTATTTCCCTCTGCGTTCCTCCGGTGCGTACATGGAGAAGGCCAAGGTGCAGGAGATGCAGAAGGAGCAGGGCGCTGTCAGTATCAAAAACTCCGGCTTTACCAACGCCACTACCCCCAAAGCCAGCAACCCCATCGTTCTGTCCGGCTTTATGGATGTGTGGGCCAATCATGTCAACGATATGAGTCTGTATCACGCCTTTGTGCTGCCGCTGGAGGACTTTACGAAGGTCTATCACCACAGCACACCTCACATCGAGGGCAAAGAAAGCCATTCGGTGAACCAGACCATCATCGACGCCTACAGCAGCGCGGCCACCGGCTACATCGACCAGCTGCTCAAGGATATCAATGGCGGCGTGCTGGCGGATCCCAGAGAATCCGATTACAAGGCATGGATCAGCAAATTCAAAAAGGCATCCGTCATGGCATCTGCGTCGGTAGTGATCCAGCAGCCCAGCGCAATCGCTCGGGCGCTGGCGTACATCAATCCCAAGTACTTCGGCGCAATGACCATCAGCAGGGGTGTGGGCAGGGCATTGGGGAACAAGTTCACCGGAAACCACACCAAACTTTACGAGGAGCTGGAGCGTTACGCACCGGTGGCCACCATCAAAAAGATGGGTTATTTCGACACCAACATGGGCATGACGGCAGTGGACTTCCTGACAACAAAGGAGTACGAAGGCTATAAGGAATCTGGCAAGGGCCTGTTGAAGGATAAGCAGTATCGCAAACGCAGAGTGGATGACTTTATGAGTTTTCTTGCCAGCCGGGCAGATGAAATTACATGGGTACAGATTTGGCAGGCGGTCAAGAACGAGGTGGCGGACAAGCAGAAGCTGGCCGTCGGCTCCGAGGCCCATCTGAAAGCGGCCGGACAGCGCTTCACGGAGGTCATCACCAAAACACAGGTCTATGATTCTGTGTTTGCCCGTTCTGCTAATATGCGCTCCAAGGGTGCATTGATGAGCATGACCACATCCTTTATGGCAGAACCGACCACCACGGCCAATATGATTACTGACGCGATTCGCAAGGCAAAGAAGGGCGATGTGAAATTCTTTGCTCGCACCGGAGCGGCTGTTGCCGGCTCCATCGTATTCAACAACCTCCTGCGCTCGATTATCTATGCGATGCGTGACGATGACGAGGATGAAACCTACATTGAGAAGTATCTGCAGGCGCTGGGTAATGGTATTGTGGATGACGCGAATCCGCTGAATTACCTGCCGTTCTGGAGGGATATCTGGTCGCTGGCTCAGGGCTACGATGTAGAACGGGCTGATATGTCGGTCATCTCCACGGCTATCGATGCATCAACCAGTCTGGCAGAACTTCTTCGTAAGGACACCAGCGAGATGACAGAGGAGCAGCTGGAGGCTCATAACAAAAAATTGCAGGAGGCTGGCTGGAGGTTCGTTGATGGCATTACTTCTCTGCTGGGTGTTCCGGAGAAGAATATCCGTCGGGATATTATGGGCGTTGTCAATTTCTGCGACACACTGACCAAGGACTTCGGCGGTCGGGCAACCACTGCCAACAGCCTGAATGATAAGGTTTGGGAGGAAGTGGTGGATTCAATTCCGGGTATCAATATCGTTGTGGAAAAGGACAGCAAGACGGATAATCTGTATGATGCCATCGTCAAGGGTGACAAGGCATATGTGGCACGGTTGAAGGCCGGATACAAGGATGATTCCGCATACCACAAGGCCATCCGGACAGGCCTACGGGAGAATGACCCCAGAATCAAGCAGGCGGCGGTTGCCAGAGCCGGAAAGGATATCGAGGAGTACAAACGCATTGCCCTTGAAATTATCGGTGAGGGGCACTTTTCGCAGGATGATGTGGTGCTGGCAATCGTGGCGGAGGTCAACGCCATGGAGAATGGGTCCAGTTCCACCACCTCCGCAAAGCACAAGGGTATATTCACAGGCGATGATTTTGCCGCGGCTGTGGGGCAGGACGATTATAATCTTGCGGATGAAATCAAGGAGGATATCATCAAAACCGGGAAGAAGAATGGAAAGACTGAGGAGAAGGCGCTTGAGAGCTTTGTCAGCACAGCGACATCGGCCTGCAAGGAGGCGTTTCTGGTTGGTGATTTGTCCGACGAACAGGCCGCACGTGTACTAATGTCCTACTGCGACAAGGAGGAGTATGATGCATGGGGCACTGTGGCTAGTTGGAGCTACAAGCAGGAGAATCCGGAGTCGGAGATTCCGAATCAGTGGTTCGATACCTATTACAAGAAGGTGGAAACCTCGGGCTTGGAGTTGGATGTCTATCTGGAGTACCGTGAAAAGCGGGCGGCATATAGCCTAAAGGCAGATATCCTGAAGATTATTCACAGCCTGCCCATCGGAAAAAAGCAGAAGGATGCTTTGTATTTTGCGGAAGGCTGGAAGGAAAGTACACTGGACGAGGCTCCGTGGCGCTGAATTACACCACATTAGGGGGGGATTTTCGAATCCCTCCCTTTGTGCTATGCTTTGCAAAAAAGGAGGGAGCATATTGGAAAAGGCTGTGTTTAGAATTTCTCTAGATGCCCATCGACAGACCACGCAGGCGCATCTGGCGGTGAAAAAGGGAGACACTGCACGGAGAATTATCATTACGTTGACCGAGGGCGGAAGCCCTTACGCCATCAGGGATGGCTGCTATGCGGTATTCATGGGTAAGAAACCGGATGGTAATGTGCTATACAATGCTTGTACTATTGAAAATGGCCAGATTGTCTACGACTTCACGGAGCAGACTGTCAGTGCAGTAGGACGGATGCTTTGCGAGGTGCGGCTTTACGGCGCAGATGATGCGCTGATCACTAGCCCTCGGATTTCCATCATCATCAGCGGCACTGTCTATGCAGATTCCGAAGTGGAATCCACAGCGGAGTTTACAGCTCTGAGTGAAGCTATGACGGACCTGCTGGAACTGAAGGAACAAAGCGAGGAGTTCACTGTCACCGTCACCGGCAACGATGCGGATGGTTATGCTGCGGACAAGACCTATGAGGAGATTCAAGAGGCTCGGAAACAAGGCCAATCCTGTGTTTGCGATTGTGCTGGTCTGCTGATGCCTCTGGTAATGCTGGGCGGCGATGCTCAGTTTGACAC